GACAACGTGACGCTAACGCCAAATGTGTTTTGTGCGGTTGTGACGTTTGCGCCTGCAAGGTTAGATTCCAACCGAAAGAACTGAGCGCCGGGTATGATCCCGCGCTGCGTGCCTTGCGCTGTGGCGTAAAACGCCTTGCCATCAAACTCGACAGAGCCGATAGCGGGTGTTGTGCCAAGGAGAGTGTCTGCACCTAGAACAATTGAACTCATGCCCATGTTCCTACGTTAATAAGCCCTGCGGAGCCAATTGGGTAGATTAAGAAATACGACCCTGCAAGGGTTGAATAAGGGCCAACGGACACTGATGTAGTGTATTGTGGGATAAACGTACCGCCAGCGTTAATGTTGACAGTGCCTCTTAATTGCATTGGCCAATTCCAATTAGCGGTTGCACTAGCATTGCCCATAGAAGCTGCTGCGGCTGTGTTTGAAAAAAATGTAAGCGGGCCACTGCCTGAACCTGATGTAAAAACACCGGAGAGAGCATTGTACACGCCGCCATATAAAATATTGTTAATTGTAGCTGCTCCAGCAAAACTAAGAGACAAACTATGCGCTGTTGCGGTAGCTGTTTTTGAAAAAACAACAACCATTTCAAACGCATAAACTGTGCTTGAGGACAGCGTTACACCAAGCGATGACCCATATATGCCTTGTGCGCTAGTTGATGCTGTCCCTACATAATCAGCGTTTAACCGATAGAACTGAGAGTTAGGAATGACGCCCCTTTGTGTTCCTATTGGTGTGCCATAGATAACAGGAGAAGCGTATTCTAACGCCCCCGCTGTCGTAGTGCCAAGAGTGTCAGTGGTGAGTACAATTTGAGACATCAGAGAACCACCCAACGTGAGCCAGACGAGATCGTAACTACCGCGCCTGAGTTAATGGTTAAAGGGCCAACAGAGTTGGCGTTCTTGGTAGAAGCAATCGTGTAAGATGTCGTAATGACTTTTTCGTTCAGGTTGAACACAGCGTCAGAGCCACCGCCCGTAGCGCCGCCGCCAATTGAACCCCAACTACTGCTATAACCTTCAAAGGTAGCCAGCGTTGAATTATAACGGATCATGCCCGCAACAGCTTGATCGGTAATCGTCGTAGACGCTACCGTCTGCGATGCACTGACCATGTACGTTCCTGCCCCGCCTGTGCCGGTCAAGAACTCTGTAATGCGCGTGCCAGCGGTAACACCCGTACCTGTGATCGTCGCGCCGACATACGCCGCGCCTGTAGATACAGATGAAAGGGCAAGTGTTGTACCTGTGATCGACCCAATGCCGGTAAACGACCCTGCGCGTTCAGCCGTCGTGCCTTCAGGAATCTTGAACTGCCCCGTGCCGCTGCCGTACAAATAACTGCCGACCGTGATAGAGCCAGATGCGTTTAGCGTGCGGCCAGAGATATCTTTGGTAGCCGAGATTGTTTCAAAAGTCGATGTACCGGTAAACGCCGTATTCGGGTCTAACAGCACCGTGCCTGTAGCCGCAGGAAACGTAATTGTGTTTGCGCCCGCAACAGGGACGGTCACCAAGTCTACATAACCGGATGTGCTACCGTTAAGGCGAAGCGATGTGATGCTAGATGCAGGGACACCGGCAATATTGTCGTTCGTCCAGATCGTAACGCCTGCCGAGGTCTGCAACACAAACTTATAGTTGCTGCCGGTAGTCAACCAGACTTCGCCCGCGACACGCCCCGCCGAGTCAAGCACAATCGGGTTGGTGTTAGCCGTAGCGCCGGTGCTGTCAGTGTACGAGGCAAGCGGGGTAGTCGTCCCAGCGGCGTAAGTATACAGCAGACCGCCCGTCAACGGATCGCCGTTGTCGTCGAAGAACTGCCAGCCTGCACCGGCTAAAGGGGAAAGAATGACTGCCATAGCCGCACCCTACATTGATTTTCACTATTGCACAAGTTGGTAAGTCGCCGTGAACGCATAGACCGTTGACGTGGTATTAGTAGCGTTAAATCGAAACTCAAACTGGTCATTCGTAATATCAGCCAAGATAGCACCCTGCGCTGTACCGCCCGCAGTCGTGGTAGCAAACGTGCCTGCGGCTTGGCCAGAAGATGTAAAGTTACTGGCAACAGGAAGCGTCATTTTCAAATTACACGCGCCAATAGCTGTCGCTTGTATCGTGACTTGGCCGCTAACCGTAACCGTATTGTAGACCTGAAAATACTGACAAATTGCGGGTGTGCTAGACGTGATGTTGGTCGTGTTGGTCAATGTCGGCGTGTAGACATCACTTACGATTGTGTTCAGGTTTTCAAAAAACCGAAACCAAGCACGGGACACTAACCCTGTAGTTGGGTCTGTTAGCGGGACTTGTGTGGTTGGGACGCGGTTTGCATTAGGCACTTGAACCGCTCAACAATAGATTTGCGCCAACAATCGCTATCTTCACAGGATCTGTTCCTGACACCTCATACACCCGGTCGCGCAGTTTATTGGTCATGCCCAGCCGACGCCAGAACGTGCGAGTGCCGTAAGCACCGATAGCACCCATTGACGACCAATGCTCATTTGACCAAGTATGCCCGCCATCGTCCGACCAACGAAGCATGGCTTGTGGGTCATCGCCCTGCCCGTTGTTAAGCCCGACGCCTGTTTCAGCATCAAGTTGAAGGCTGTGTTGGGCTGTACGGACAAGCGTGTTCTGGTCTTGGGGCAGAGCCCGCCATGAACGAAGCCAACGCTGCGGTTGGTCATCGTCAGAGTAAGTCTCCAAATCAAACGCATAAATGCGGCCATCATTATAATCACCGACGATAACTTGATGGTTGAACGCCATCTGGCAATTGGAACGATGACGGGTATACGCCCCGTTTACCCACGCAGCCCGTTCGTGCCAGTTGTCGGTTGCGACATCATACACCCACGTTGCACCGGCAGATGGAAAGATCAGAACGTAGAAGGCGTGGCCATCCTGTTGGTATGTGTAGCCGATAGCATCCGAGATATCGCCGTACTGTTGAATTTGCCACTCAATAGCGTGCGTTGAGACACGTTGGCCTGTGTAGCCGTTTGTGCGGTAGACGATACCCTCACCGCGTGCATCGCCACCGAGCCAGAACACGCCGTTGTCCAGTTTGGCAACAGAGTATGCAGCTACGCACCCGATTTCGTTGTAAGCGCCCTGAATACGGGTTAACGGAAAGCCTGCATTGCCCGCGTCGTACCAGACTTCAACCGAGTTCGTACCAAACAACCATGCCTCGCGATGGTCGATAATAAGCGAGACAAGGCCGTCAGGCGAACCTTCAGCACTGGCGAAATCAAGCGGATCTACAGACGATCCATCAAGAAGAACCGTTGTCCATACGCGCTGTGAGTTAGGCTCGTTGAAGACAAAATACCCATCCAGATACCCGACCGTAACCGCGCCGGGGAAATCAGGATCGGTGATCGGCGCAAAAATCAACGTCGTCATGTTGAAGATGTAGCCATCAGGGTTGGAAGCAATAAACAATTGCGTTCCGTTATCCGCCATCGACACTTGACCCGTGCCGCTCACATAGCCGTAATTCTCTACGTTATAGCTGGTGTCAATCCGGTAGAACGCATTGCCCGATATAACGTAGGCATACAGCCCGTTAGGGTCGGGCGACCATAACCCTCGAATAGGCCCAGTACCAAGAGTTTCAAGCAGACGAAGACCTGGAGCGCGGTTCAAGAACCCCGCTGTCTTGCCTGCTTGAGGTGTAGACTCTGGAAACAAATTAACCATGCGGCTGTCAGCAGCGTTAACACTGCGGGCGACATAGCTTTGGCCTAAGATAGGTGTTTGCATCAATAGTTGCCCGCAAAGATGTTAAACCGCTGACGAGTTCCGACAATTGCGTATGGAATAGACATGACATCATCAGGGTTATTGATGCGCTTCAGATTGCGCTTAGATGTCATCGCAATGCGTTGAACTTGCGGCGAAGGCTCTACGCCAAACTCAGCCGCAATTTCACAGGCAAGATTATATTTGAACGCTCTGAGATAGCCCGGCGGGAAAGCAAGAGTGGTGGACAGCAACGCGGGCTTTGTTAACTCTTCAACAGAAATGAAATGCCACTCAAGCACCTTGGTAGGCTTGGGGTACACATACATCTCAATGTTGGGGTAGCTCATGTTAACCCAAATCACTTGCGGGTATGTGCTAGTGACTGTTTTAACCGCAATACCGTCGTATTGCTGTTGATTGATAATCTTGATGCCGTAAGAGATGCCTGACGCCGTGTCAATGAAGTATGTGGCATCATCCAGAAGTATCGGACGGTTGCCAACAAAATCACCGGAAGGGCCGAGTGTGCGGCTAAGGACGTTAGGCGGCCAATCAAAAACTTGGTCTTGCGTAGAAAAGACAGCCAGTCGTTCCGTGTTCCATGAATCAATCATTTGATTGAGCGCGGCAAGAGCATCCTGAGACGCCGCCGCAGAAGGTGTTTCGGCTTCTGCAAGCTGACCAATAAGCCGCAAAGCGCTGTTAATTTGATCTCCTGCGGTAGTCGTCATGGTGGCTCCTTATGCCTCGTCTGGCTTACGACGACGACGTACTTCTAACTCATTTGTAGTCTCGTTATCAACTGGTTTATCTTTAGCGCGAACCCAGCCATGTTCTTTATCGTGTTGAATTTCCATTTCGGAAATAGCAATTTTTCTGCCGTGTACCGGATGCTCAAGAATAACGTTCATTTTTCGCCCTTTGAAATTGGGGCGGGAATTACCCCGCCCCGTTTTTATTACGAAATCGCGTAGAGCGCCCAAGCCCCATCGCTCGTTTTACGAGCGCGGAATGAACGAACTGTACCGGCAGTCGCCGCAACGGTCATAAGACCCTGCGAGCCAGACGAACCAATCGACCAACCTGTGTTGGTTGTCACCGTAATAACGCCAGAGCCCGTGACGTTAATGATACGGAAATCGAAAGTTGAACCGGCTTTAGAGTTGGTCAACGTATTGTCAAGGGTCGTTGCGAGCGGAAGCGTATATGCTGCCGTCGTTGTTGGCGAACCAAGAACAATGCCGTTGATCAACTGAGTTACCGTCAAAGTCGCGCTGTCTGCCGCAGTGGCCGGAACCGATATAGCAGACATTTTAACTTCATCAAGATTGCCATCATTAAACTGATAGCCGCCGCCTACAGAAGGAAGAGCCATAGTAATTCTCCACAAGAAAGAAGGAAAAACTCAGGGCGTTATGCCCTGAGTTAAAAATTAACCCCAGATACGGGCTGCCATAGGCGCACGAATCACGGAGTAGCCATACAGCACGTCAATACGGCAAGGCATACGGTCATTGTTGATGTCGTACTGACGAACAATACGCAACGAGATGCCGTTATGAACCTGACGAGATGCCATATCCACGCCCTGTGGAAGCAGGAGATCCGCGCAACCAAGCGTGATGGCGTTCTTCTGATATACAAGGTTCTGTGGGTACGTCGTGGACGCTGCACCAAGCACCGTGACTGCCGCGTTGTTAGCAGGGAACGAGTCCACTGTAGCAAGAGCGTTAGACGAGGTGTAGATAGGTGGCGAGATCGCAATGTCTGTCCACGCACCCGAAGATGCCGTAGCAGCGGCGGTCACAACGAACTGTTGCAAGCTGCCGGTTGACTGACGGGTCTGTGGGTTGACGGAGTACACGTTAGCAATCGTGAACACGTCGCCGACGTTGAACGTAGCCGAACCTGTGCCGCCATCAAGGCTGATGGTGGACTGGCCCTGCGTTGACACAGCGCCGTTGACAAGGATCGTGTCCGAAGCCGAACGCGAACCAGTCGTGTGCTGGACAATCGACTGAGACATATTGATCTCGTCGTAGCCAAGAACACCTGTACCCATAAGGCCGTTTTTGAACTGGCGGCTGATGGTGTCAACTGGGTTGAAGAAGCCCTTCATGCCTTCAACGAGGTTCGCGTTAGCAGCAGGGTTAACTGTTGCGTAACGGTCATTCATTGGGGCGGCATACTCATTGAGCTTCTGCTGTGCCTGAAGGAGAACCAACGACGTGGATGGTGTCGTGCCTGGGGTTCCAACAGACGAGTAGATGCTCTTGTATGCGTTAGCAACGTCGGCATCGACCGAGGAAGCCAACTGGCTGATACGAGGCTTGAGAACACGTTCAGCGAAGTCGTCCAACTGCATCGTCAATTCTGCCGATGTGAAGTTGACGCCGATGTGCTTCTGCGAAGAAACGGTCAGTGTTGTGAACTGCTCGTTGTCATCCTGCACCTGAAGAGCAGCGCCGTCAGTGACGAGAGCGCGATCTGGGAGACGGATGCGGAGTGTCGAGCCGATCTTTGCGCCTTCAACAGCGAAAGAATCGTCATACTGACGGTTGCAGTTACGGGTGATCACCAGGTTGTTCTCAAGAATCTCAAGAGCCTTACGGGTGATCATGTCGATAGTAAGAATAGAGTTCGCCATGATTTAGCCTTTCAAAAGCTGTGTTAACGGCGTGCCGCTTCCCATTTCTTTCTCTGCCTGAGCCGGTCTGCGGCGATCCATTCCGAAGCACTCATTGTCTTTACAGACCGAGGGTCGGTGGTGTCGAAGGTCGGGTTTCCACTGTTTCTAGCAGTGACAGGAGATATAGGACTAGGTGCGCTCGTTGACTTCTTAACAGGTGGATCTGTAACCAATTTGGCTTCAATCCGTCCAATTTCCTTGGCTTGTATCATTGGTTCAAGGCGTGAAATCCGCTCAGCTTCTTTCGGGTTAGCCCCTAAGTAGTACGCTACTTCAGGGCCAATCTCGGAAGCCTGTATTGTTTGGGCCATCACGGTTGTGATTGGAAGATTAGGATTGTACGCGACTTGTTCAAAGTCCTCGTACTTGTCCCTCGCATCCTCTTCACGGTCTTGATAGGCCGCGACAATTTCGGAGTGTCTTGCCTGTTGCTGCCGCGTTTGTATGATCTGCTCTGCTCTAGCTTCAGCATACTCGTCAACAGTACCAAATTGATCTAAAGAAGGCGGTGTAACAGGTACTACAGGCGCTGAAGGCGTCTGCATTTTTGCCCATTTCCGTTCTGCTTTAGCAAGCCGCTTGCTGACAATGGCGTCCAACTCTTCTTGTGTGAAGACTTTGGCCGGCGCGTCATCCGACTGTTGTAACTCAGGTTCAGGGGCCGTCGTCGCTTCCTGTTCCGGCGCGGGTACTACCGCTAACACATCTTCTTCAGACATTTTTGATCCTTGTAGAATCCTTGGTGAGCCGCACCAATACGGTTACTCGTATGCTACCGTAAATTGAGCGGACGTGCCGCCAAGTACGATATAAAGTCCTTTACTAAAAAACAGCCCCGCTGGGAAGTTCAAATATGAATTTCCCGCAGTCAGCGTAATCGTGTTGGATATTTTGGGGTCACTGGTGCTTGCCGCACCAGAATCATACACCACCAAAGTACCGCTAGACGTGGCAGAGACAAAAATCCCATAGAGTTTGCCTGCGCCGACTTTAACCTGTTGAGTAGCAGCAAGCTGCATATAATTTGCCATGTTAGCTCCTTACGCCAAAAATTTCAATTTGTAGAGAGTGGACAGATAAAGAGCCACAATTTCGTCGATGATGTTGTGCAACGCTGTGTCGTCTTTGTCTACGACCTTGCTACGCGCAGTTTCAATCTCGTCAAGTTGGTCTTGCAAAAACTCGGTGACATTAGCCGTCTTCTTGGCCGTCTGAAGCGTGATGCCGCCCATCAATCCATACCGGCCTTGGTAGGCTTCAGCAAACGTGTCGGCCAAGCCTACAATGCCCTCATAGAACTTCTGCAAGGCTTTATGCTTGGCGTAACTGCGCGTGTTCAAGTGAACGGAATGGGTTACATCCCGCGCCAAGAACAGCAAACCTACAAAATCAGCGGCTTTCATTGTGGTATGGCTCCCATATCAGGCGGCGGCATAGCGCCCATGTCAGACGGCAACGTGCCGCCCATGTCGGGTGGCGGTGGTGGTGCAGCACCCATATCAGGTGGCATTTGCATATCATTTTGCATTTCCCCCGGCAGTTCCTGTCCAGGCATCTGATTGACGAGATCGCCGCTTGTAATCATGCCATGCACAGTTCCAAGCACAATGTCCTGAATTTGCTCAGGTGACATAGACGCCTGAACAGCCGAAATACGCTTGGTTTCAGCGTCGTAAGCCGTAATCGTGGCTTCAAATTCCTTGACCGCCAGATCCTGCGCTTCCATCGACTTACCGACGTTTTGCAACATCTGGTGCATCTGATCCATCTCTTGACCCATCGCCTGAATCTGCTGTTCAGCAGCTTGCAACTCAGGTGGCTTGTCGTCGTTGGACAACAGCTTGGGATCAATCGTCTTGGCAAACCGCTTCGCCATTTCCTGAGCGCCGGGCCAGTCCATGTTCTTGATGAACAGATCGCCTGCCACAGCCCACAATTGCGGGTTGCCTTGCAGAAGCTGCGCCATCGAATCAAGAGCTTCCTGACGCTTTGTCATGTAGCTTGGGCCAGTCGTGACGCACACATCGTATTTGCCGACGCCTGGGTTGTAGATCTTGTCGATCACGATGTTGTCTTGGTTGACAATCTTCTTGATTGGCTCTTGCTGTGTCGGGTCAATCTTGACCATGCTTGTTTCGCCATCAAGCCCGATGATGCGGGCGATGCGCTGCGTGTCATAAATCTTAGGGATCAGATTGACGATCTGACGGGTCGTGTAGCGGATGGCACGGGCCAAATTGTCCACATAATGGTATGTCCCAACGTCGCCCTGCCGTTCACGGGCCAAAATAGCCCTTCCAGACCGCTCATTTGACGTCTGACCAAGGCTTGAATCATACTGCCCAGTGGTCGCTTTAATGTCGTCAGAAGCGCCCATTTTGGCTTGAATAAGCCCTGTTTGAGCCATTGGAGGCATAGAACGCTGTGGAAGTGGCAAAACACCGCCCTGACCGTCTGTAACGTCGGGATTTACTTCCAAATACGGCCAGTTATTGGTATTGGCCGTTTTCCATTGCAACTCGTAGCCTTCAAACTGGCCGCCATACCCAATAAACGGGGCTTTTGGGGCCAATGCAAGCATTTCAGTCTCTTGAGATACCCAATAATTGTACATACGCTGGGCGTCTTTGGCGTTTCGTACCAATCCTGACACAAAAATACGCCCATCGACCTCAAATTCGTTACCAACGACGCGGATGACCGGAATCCAGTCGCCTGCCCAGTCGTTTTCCTCAATCATCTCGTAGCCGTTTGTCTTGCACCACTTGATACTACGGCGCTGGACAGTACGGGACTTGATTGGCTTGAGGCCCATCTCCTTGGCGGCTTTATCCTCGCGTGTTCCCTCGAACACAGCGTTGTTGCCGGGGTACAGGTTCAATTTAGCCTGCTCATAGGACGCATAGAAGTATTCGGCAATGCGTACAGTGTTCTCATTGACCCACTGCGACAGGTTTTCATCGCCTACGCCTTGCGTCTGGATGGACGACACTGGCATAGCGTCTGGAAACTGGCGCGTGTAGTCCTCAAGCAGCATATCTTCAGTAATGAAGCACCACTCGGCATCAGATCCGCACGGATCTTGAATGGTAGGATCCATATAGACGCTGAAAGAGTTGCGGATACGGCCGATCTTGATGTCCTGATCGAACGAATCATCCGAAACGTATTCGGTCAAAAGACGGATGTAACCTTCGCCGTAAGTTACTTGGTTCTCGCACGCCGTGTCGTAGGCGACATCTGCGTCGGACATATATTCGATATGGCGTACCATACCATCAAAAACTTCAGCTACTTCAATGTCGGCATTGTCATCCGCAGGAATGACCTTACCGGCTGGGCGGTTCTGTCGTTGGTCGTTCGTCACCTGACGGACGTGCTGCGGCAGCTTGTTAATGGTCAGGCATGGCCGTGCGTTGATTGTCTGACCCTGCACAGACCCGCGTGTCGCCAAGACATCTGCAGGCCACTGCCACTGATTGTCAGGCGAGCCTGCAAAGAAGCGTAGATCATCCAGTTCGTCTTCACGGCTCTCAGAGAACGCCGAGACGGCCATAGACAGACGGCTCCGCATAGTGTCAAGCACTTCGCCGGGGCTGTTCTTCTTGTTGCCACCGCCGCTTGCCACACGTCCTGCCGCTGCTACACCTGAATAATCCATTATTTCTTCTTACCCTGTGCTTTGCGCTGAACCGAATACGCAATGGCAAGCGCCTGTTTCTGGGGCTTGCCTGCCTTCATTTCCGTCTTCATGTTGGCTTTGAAAGCCTTTGGACTAGGTGATTTCTTTAACGGCATCACTTCTTCCTCGTCTTGGCAGATTTTTCAAATGCCTTGGCCGTAGGTGCGCCCTTAGCACCTACTTTACGCATCTTTTCGCCCGAACCCGCCGCTATTCTGGCTTGTTTTGCATGAATATTAGCGTAAAGCCCTTTTTTCATTTGCAATTCCACCGTTTCATACTGGCTTTAGCCCGTTCCGCGTTCTTTGACTTCGCAACAACCCCGCCCATCCTGGCGCAGAAGCTGGCTTTACGCCCCTCTTCCGCTTTAGACTTAGGGTTAGGCGCGGGGGCTTTAAGTTTAGACCCCGTTTCTTTGTTGTACTTAGCCCGTCCCTTAGCGGTCAGACCAGCGCCCTTGCTAACTGGTAGCTTCTCGCCGCGTCCGACCGATAGAGAGACAGACTTTGCCATATTAAGCGCAGTGGATAAGAGCGAAGTTAAGGACAACCGCTTCCGACAGTGACCCACCGGAAATGTTGCGGAGTGTGACAGTCGCCGAGCCTGCGCTTAGGCCGCTAACCCAGCAATTATACGCGCCAGCCGTTGCGCCGGAACCAACATTCAAAATCAAAATGTCGTTTGCAGAGATCAAGCTGTTAGTAAGTGTAAATGTTACGTTGGTCGCAGTCGCCAACGATGCGTTGTTCATCGTGATCTGGCCTGCCGACTTGTTCAGCGTGACGCCGGTTGACTTGCTCGTCGCTTGCGTGACTGTCCCCTGCGCGGCAGCGGTGTAACCAAACTGGCCGCTAGAAAGAATTGTGTCCGATCCGCTAATGTCCTGATCGGTATACGCGATGCCGAGTGATTTGGTGTTACCCATAGTACTTCTCCTGTTAGCTGCCCATCCATGAATTGATGACGCCGTTTGATGATTGGTAGTTGTTCCGAGGTTTATCAACATATTCGCGATGTGCAACTGGAAAAGCAAAAGTAACCGCCAGTGCGTCGGCGGCGTCCGGGGATGCTAAACCTCTTGCCCGCATTTCCTTTTTCCCTTCTAGGAAAATGGTTCCAGACGAATTTGGCTTTTTTGTTGGCCCCAACAAGTCCGCCCTTAGCTGACGATCATCAGGAATGGACGCTGTTCGCAGCCAGTCCTTCATAGCGCCCCACATTTCAGCGCGTTTATTACCCCACATAACGGAGTTCTTGGCCTTCCAGCCAAAATTAACGCCCCGCACCTTGTACCTCTGTTCTGTTAATCGGTCAAGGATGCCGTAGCCAAGCCCACCCTCGTCAATTATAGACAGCACCGGCTTGTATTCCTCAATAGCGTCGATCACCCGCCCTACGATGGTCATCGTGTCTTCACCTTGGTAGCGCTTGATTGCGATGATGTCGCGCCCCTGACGCACGACCAGTACGGTCGCGTCCGTCCCGCCGCGTGCAGGGTCGATGCCGAGTATGATCGGAGCGGTCATGTCCTTATACCGTTCGCGCTTAACCGCGTCGGTTATGACATTAGGCGCAATGAACTGATCCTCGCCGGCGGATGGAAAATCACCATAGACCTCAATACGCGCTTGGGCAGAGTCTTCGCCGTACTCGGCGATGATCTGCTCATAGACAGCCTTGTCGGTATCTTCCACATCGCGTGCGTCTACTTGGCGTGTTTTCCAGAAATCGCGTTTCGCGTGAAACGTTTCAAAAAAATAACCCGTATTGCGTCGCGGGTTGGAGAACGCCAGCCAGTACCTATCCAGAATGTTCTCGGTAAAAAAGCCCGCACCGACCGACCAGATCGAATCAGGTATGCCGCTCGCCTCGTCGAAGATCAGCATCATGCCGTCCATGTTGTGAACACCGGCGTAACTGTCCGGGTTCTCTTCCGACCACAGCTTGCCTTCAGCCGCCCAGTAGCGCGTGCCTTTCTTGAGATCCCGTTCGACCAGTTCGCATACCCACTTGGCAGGCATGAGCTTGGTCGCGCTGATTTCCCACCAGTGCGCGTTGATGATCATCGCCGCCCACTTGGTCAACTCGCCCCACGTCACGGAGCGCAACTGCGCTTCCGAGTTGGCGCTCACAATGATGGTCGAACCAATGCGCGTTGATAGCATCCACAGGATCAACCAACTGACCAGTGCAGACTTGCCGATACCGCGCCCTGAACTGACCGCCAGCCTGAACGTCTCCATGTCCAACTTGCCGTTGTTCCTTTTGATGTGATCTGCCAGTTCGCGCAGCACCAAGCGTTGCCATTTGCGCGGCCCTTTGAACTTAGCCAAGGGTGTGTTGGGTTGGCCCCAAGGAAATACGAACAACACAAACGCTTCAGGGTCGTTCGCAAGCTGCGGCGACCACAGGCGGGTCATCAGCACCTGCTCTTCACTGGACTTATAAATCGGCAGTTGGGCCATTTAGTTCTTTCATCGGCATATGTTCAATGACACGATTGGTTGCATCCGCCAAGGCTTGGGTGATGGAGATCTTTTGATAGATATCAACCGATATCTCCTGCTTGGCCGACCATTCATGCCGGTGTTGCAGGATGGCGAGTGCGGCCTTGGCGTCGCCCTGCTGGGCCGCGTTGTGCAGCGCCCGGCTGGCCGTGATCTCGCTGTCAGCGCGTCCTTGCTTTTCTGCCAACTCCGCTACCGGATCCAGTTGGCACAGTTGCCGGTACTCCACCGGCATCAGCCCCGCCGCCAGTGCGAGCGAATCACCCTTCAAGCCAAGATACGCGGCGTCGTAGATCGACCGTAGCCGCGCCTCTGTAGCTTTGATCTCTCTAGGCTCGTAATGAAATGATTTCATGCGGGGTTTTATAACAGGGTCAAATTTGGATTTCAATAAAAAATTTTTTGCAAGTTGAAACTGCATTTTAAGAAAAAATTTTTTGTAGACCCTGCGTAGGATTTGACCGGTCGGCCACGGCCCTCCCCCCCC